TTTTTCTGTGGGTTTTTTTGTGTTCTTATATAGTATGATAGGGCATTTTAAAGTTAGGTTCTTTAAAGGTTAAAGCCCTGCCAGTATCAGAGTAGCAAGTCGGTCATGGAATGTCAACAGGTTTTTTTTGCTGCGACAATCTACCATGTTAAGAGCAGATTAAACTACAATCTAAACTCCAATCTAAACTCAAATTCATGTTAACATATGTTAATATCTAAGTCAATAGTATATTTTTAGTAAGTAGTTACTGTTTAGATACTAGTATATTTTAAGTAAGTAGTTGACTTAGGTTAATAGATTTGTTAATATAAATATGAGTAAAAAAAATAAGGGAGGAAAAAGATATGCCTAGACCAACAGACTTAGGAATAGAAGCAATCGGAGCAATTGAATTCGATAATTATGTTCGTGTTCAATTTTCTGGTCTTTATAATATGTATTCGCAAGAAGCTCGTGAAGATGCTGAATTATCAAAAGATGAACATTTCACGATTATTTCACATTATAAAGAATTGGCTGAAAAATATCCAGATGTGATTGAATTTTACGAAAATCAATATTAGCATCCAGACCTTAGCAAGTCTTAAAACTGCTAATTTTTTTAAGGGAGGAAATTATGCAGATACAAAGTAATACATTATCAAAAGTTTTAGATAGAAAAATTGATGATGATAATTATGAATATCCTGGAGTAAGATTAAAAATCTTAGGCAATGCACAGACTTTGCCAACAGATAGAGAACTTGAAAAAATTTTCCAGAAAATTGATGATTATTTTATTCAGTTTGAAAGAACAAAAAACAACCACACAAAAGCACAGGATGCAATGTGTGAGATTTTTCGCATTTTCTTTGAGGATGATGTTAAAGAATTGATTTATGATGAGACAAGTCAAAAAGTTGATTATGATGACATCAGCGAAGAAGTTAGAAGTATAGTAAATAATGCCACGATTGAGGTTTAGGCAACCTTATGACCTTAGCAAGTCAATAAACTGCTATATTTTTTTTGGAGGATTACAATGGTTAAAGAACAACTATCAAACAAAATCAACACAGTCATAGCCGACAACATTGATGACATTTCTGTCAATGATTTAAGCATGATTGTTTATTACCATAATTATTATAATCAAAAAGATTTTATTGATACAGATTTCACAGATTTATGCAGAGAAAGAATCAACGAAATTCTAATAGATTATAATTTACAAATATTTAATATAGCCAATATTATGGAGGAAGTTGGAAATGTCAAAAGAAATAAAAGCAATCATAAAAGTTAATTTTCAAGAAAGTTCTATGATATCAAATGCTTTGTTACAATTCGAAAATTCTATTAAAACTAAATACACACCTAGCCCAGACCATATTCAAGCGATACAAAAGTTGAGAAAATATGTTCACAGGGTTAATGAAAAACTTTACAATAAATTAAGGGAGGAAGATAATGGATAATTATAAAAAAGAAGTAAAACAATGGTTTGACATAGAGTACAAAGTCTATCATTTTAGAAATTTGCTAATAAAGCATAATAAAGAAAGAAGTTTATTAAAAAATGGAAAGATTCGCAAGAATAAAATGAAATTGATAGATGAAATGGTTGAAACTGAAAGACAAAAATTAAAGGGAGGGAAACAATGAGCGATAATATCGAATGGTCAATGTCTATGAAGTTTACTGCAAGAACTAGCGAGAACGGAATAGACAAAGATTACTATTTTTTTGAAGGCGAAATACTAGATGAGAAGACTTTACAAGCAGTAAAAGAAGCAGTCTTAAAAGCCATGATAAAAACAGAAAAAGAAAAAAAAGAGAGAGGTTGGTAATATGAGTAATCATTGGACAGAAGCTTGGTTAGAGCAACGAGCTGAGTATTATGTTGAGCAAGGATTTGATTTTAAAGATGCTTGTATTCAAGCTAGGGAAGACCTCTTCATGGAGGATGATGATTCATGGAGAGAATATGATATTGATGAGGAGGATTTAGATGATGAGTATTAAAGAAATAAAACAGGATGTTAGTGCTGAGTTACAAGAAATGGATATAGAGCAAATTCTTAACGAACTTAAAACCTTTAAAGTAAAAGAGCATACTGAAGAGTGGGTTATTGATTGGCTAATGGAATATTTATTAGATGAGGTAAATCGTACTGAACTTACAGAAGAGGTATGTGAAACTAATGATGACTACATTATGTTTGGCAGAAAAGAATTTGCTGAATGTGTATTAAGTAGATTAAAAATAGATTTTGGAGTGGAGGTAATGTGAGATATCCATTAGAGGTTTATGCTGTGAAAAAGAAATCTAGAATCTTTGATACGACTACACCACTTTCTTGGAAGAAATATTTTACACTAATAGCAGTTATAGGTTTAGCAAATGCTGTTATAATATTTATATTGGAGGTGTTTGGAATTAATGTGCGATAAATGTTTTGCTTTGTATGAGAAATTTGAGCAGATGTATTTAGCATTAGGTTTTAGTGATACATTTGCTAAAATTGAAGCTATTGCCCATGTTGCTCTTTCTCAGAGCGATAATAAGTAATAGTATTTTTTATTATATCTTGAATGTTTTGGTAAGTTGGATAAAACTCTTCAAATCTCTTGTCTATACTTGCCTCAACATTCTTTACAAGTTGCCAACTAACATTAACATCTTTTATTTTATTATAAATCTTTTTAAATATTATCTCTTTATCATATGGAGCTAAAGAGCCATCTTTCTGTACTACTACTAAATCATATTTCATTGCAATCCTCACATAAACCACCACAACATTCAGCTAATTTTAAAACTTCTTTGAGCAACTCTCGTTGTGTTCCCCACTTTGCTTCAAATTCTTTTTTGCTGTAATGAAAAGCTTCTTTCCCTAATCTATGATGAGCAACACACAAAGGAATAACTTCAAAGTGACTAGACCTTTTGCCCATGCCAGTCATATCTCTTATGTGATGTAATTCAGCATCTACAAACATATGACCTTGTTTCCTGCATATAATACACCCAAGTCGAGCAATCTTGTCCATGTGTTTTTTCTCTTTGACTGTGTGCTTCATAAGGGAAATATTATTGTAACACAGATGACTAAATGTTGTAAGCTTTTTTCTCTTGATTTTGGTTAAAAGATTGTACTTTAATTAACTCTAAGTTTATTTCTACACATCTCTTTTGCCATTTTAACTCAGCTTCAATCTGTGTAGCATCTGCAAGTGCTTTAATATGTGCTGTATATCGCTCATCTGCATATGCATGAGCTTCTTGTTGAGCTACACTATTTGGTTTGCCAGTTGGTCCGAGTTGATATTCCTTCATGAGACTAGCTCTTAATATCTTTTTACTTTCTTCAAGTTGCACAAGATTTTTTAAAGCAACACTATGCTCATGACCTAACTTTCTAAGCTTGTTAATCTCAAACTCTTTATGTACTTCGTTCATTGTTACCTCCAATCATATTTTGTATTTTAATTTTAGATTTGTGTCGTTTTATATTGTGATGTTTTATATACCCTTCAACATCTTTTGTTGGTCTTACAGGCAGTATATTTTTTTTAAAATTAGGAAAGTGTTTAAATTTATTTTTAAACAAATGACTTGCCCATCCATCAAGATAGCCTCTTTGTCTTGCATAAAAAAGTAATCCTGCATAAAAAGTTTCTTTGTCTGCAACTGTTGGCTCGTTCTTTTTTTTCTTTAATTCAACAAGTCTCCCTTGTGCAATCAACAGCTCAGTGTCTTTTTTAGTAGGTTTACAGCCACAATTAGGACATTCTGGGCTGTCTGCAGTAGGTTTGTATACAAAATCACATTGCACACAGGTAAATGGTTGCTTCTCTATTGGTTGTGGCTCTTTTCTTTCTTTACTAACATTAGTCGTTACATCTAATGTCCATTGAGGTGGCTCATCAGGAAAACCATGTTCGTAAACAGCACCACTGTGGTCTATAATCAATGTATCTTTCTTGCCATCATCTGGTCTAAGACTTCTACCTACCATCTGTAGATACAACCCATAACTTTTAGTAGGCCTTGCTAATATAACACAGGATATTTTAGGTTCATCCCATCCTTCTGTTAATACTTGACAGTTTGCTAAGACCTTAATCCTACCATCTTTTATCATAGCTAATTGTCTTTCTCTTTCTATTTCTGGCATTTTACCATCTATGTGACCAGCAGGTATGCCACTGTCATTAAACATCTTAGCTATCTTTTTACTATGGTTTATTGATGTAGCAAATGCAACAGTAGGTCTGTCTTGACCATACATTATCCAATGGTTTACAATGTCACCTATTAGTTTAGGTGTGTTCATTCTTTTGTCTAGCCTACCTTTTTCATAATCACCCGCTAATACTTTTAGTCCTTTTAAATCTGGCATTGTTGGTGCATAGATTCTACTAGGAACAAGATAGCCTTCTTCTGTTAAATCTTTTATGTTGCTGCACTCTATAAGACCTTGATAGATATCGCCTAAGCCTTTACCATCTGCTCTACATGGTGTTGCAGTTAGACCTATGACATGAGCTTCTGGATATTCTTCTATCATTTTTTGAAAAGTAAATGATGCAGACCTGTGTGCTTCATCAAAAATAATTAAATCTGCATCTGGTCTATCAAAATCAAAATTATCTTTTCTTGCAGTATAAGTTTGTATTGATACAACTTGCACATCAGCATCTGGTGTAGTTGGTTTATCTGCCATTATCACACCATGTCTAACACCAAAATTAAAAAGTTTGTTGCTACATTGCATAATTAATTCTCTTCTATGTGCAACAAAGACACACTTCTTACCATTCTCTATTACTTTGCGAATGATATCTGCAGCAACCACAGTTTTACCAGAACCTGTTGGTGCAACTAACAAAACCTTTTTTCTTTTGGTAAATGATTCTCTTATATCATCTATTGCCTTTGTTTGATAAGGACGTAACTGGTGCATATCTACTCCATATATCGTTAAGTTGAAATATAGCTTCTTTAGGATTTTCTGGTGGGTTACAAGCTCTTGCAAACTCTAATGCCTCACCTCTTGCATACTCGTATGATTCACCACGAAGTCTTATGCCTATCAACATTCTGACTAATCGTTCATGCCTGTCGCCTTCTGATGCTCCATAATTCGTACTGCCACTATATTTAGATTCATAACTTGTAAAATTTATTACTTTTGGTTTTGGTCTTTCTAATTTTAAACCATTTTTTATTTCTTCTTTAGTGTATGGTTTTATCTTATATGTGCTAACAATTTTTATTGGATAAGGTTTGTTCTTGTTGTGATAAAAACCAGCAACTCGCATTACTCTAGGTAAATCTTTTACTTTCTCATCCCCTCCAAATTTTTCTGCTAGTGCTTGTTGGTAAAGTGTAAAACTTTCCAGTGGCATATCAGACACTAGCCAGTAGCAATGGTACTTACCTGGACTTGTGTTCACAATTAAGTGAGGGAGCAAAGTAAACTTCTCAGGTAAGGGAGAACCATCAAGGTCTACAAATACCGCCCTCACTTTTTGTATGTGCTTTGTTGTTCTACCTAGAAGGTCTGTCTCATTAACAGTGAAGAACACACCTGCACCCTGTTTATTTAAATCAGCTAACTCATGAAAGTGTTGCTTTATTGTGCCATGCAATTGTTTTATAACTTTTTTATTTTTACCTTTGTCACAAAAAGTTTGGAATGTATGTTCTGGTCCAAACATTTCTAAGAACTCGTAGTAGGTAGAGCAATTAGTGTAATAGGGTACTCCATTAAAACTATTACTCATTGCTCCACCTTACCATTGCACCCTTCTTACCTGCTTTTGATTTTGCTTTTCTATATTTTTTCTGCACATTTCTCTCTTCATCTGCTTGTATGCAACGAAGATAACCATTATCTTCTACAAACATTGGTGCTATTTTAGGCCACATTTTTTTTATTTTATCTAAACTACAATTACACATTCTTGCAAGGATTTCATAATCGAACTTTATTTGATAACCTCTCCAGCAATGACACAATAATAAAATGTATGCACCCTGTTCTTCTAATGACATTGTTAGTCTTAGAGGTTCGCTTATCCAATCTGAAGCATAGAATTGAAAAGCTGGTGATTGTTCATGCTTTGTACTCTTTCTCATTAGTTCTCCCTTAATTAAGTATTGTTAATATAATACCAAAGTTAATATGCTTGTCAAATACACTATACTACTAAGGTATATATATCTTGTAAGAAGATGTAGACGAAGATGAAGACGAAGACGAAGACGAAGAGCTATATTTTGCCATTAGCAAAAGTATGGCACTGCTATGGCACTGCTATAGCACTGCTATAATATGTGTCATACGATTAGCCAGTGTTTATGCAGGTTAGAGGCGGAGAGTTAGGTGTAAAGGTTTTTATTGAGCTTAGAGTACTCTCCGCTTTAATTTTTTTTTGAAATTTTGAAATTTAAATCAGGTCTAATATAGTCAATCTCATAGTCACCTAACATAGCTATTTGATATGCTCTAAGTGCAGGTACTACTTCCCATTTAGATACTGCTGGATGAGATATGTTTAATAATTTTGATAAATTTCGTCCACCATATTTTGCTACTATTTCGTTTCGTCTTTGTTTTGCAAGTTCGTACTTTTCTTCCATGTAGATACTATACCTGTAGCTTAACTATTGTCAACTTACTTGACTTAACATATATTCACAGTTAACATTACTTAATCAAATATAAAAGGAGTAAATTATGGCAGGATTAATTGCTACTGCAGGTGAAACTAAATCTAGTTCATTCAAAGAATTAGACCCAGGTTTGTACTCTGCAAGATGTATTAGGGTTATAGACCTTGGTACACAAAAGAATGAATATCAAGGAAATGTTAAATGGCAAAGACAGGTCCTTGTAGTGTGGGAAGTACCATCACAATTACATGAGGGAACACCTATGACTATCAGTAAGTTTTATACACTAAGCTTGTTTGAAAAGGCAAAGTTAGCACAAGACCTAACATCTTGGAGAGGTAAACCATTTACTGAAACTGAGAAGCAAGGTTTTGATATATCAAAATTGCTAGGTGTAGGATGTACTCTAAATGTAATACAAAACGAAAGAGGTAAAATAGTTGTGCATAATATTATGCCGCTTAATGATACAATAGAAGAACAGTTTCATCCATCAATGTTCTTTTCTATAGATGAATACTTAAATGGCAATGAAGATGTTTTTGATGAATTGTCAGATGGCATTAGAAATATTGTTTTAAGAGCGCAAGAGCTGCAAGATAGAAGTCCAGATAGGGGAGATGGTGGCAATGGTGCAGCGGAAGAGGTAGTGCCATTTTAATTGTCGACCCTATTATAGAAGAAGTCGCTATAGAAACAGATGGTCGTAGAGTTAGACAGTATGGAGATAAATATATGAACTTAACAAACAAATCTAACTTGCCAGAAGTTATTATGCAAGCAGTGCAAAATGATTCGTATACGAGTAGTGAAAGTGATATAAGTGTTACAAGCTTAATTAAACCTGCTCGTATTCGTGCATTGGAAAAACAACACAAAGAATATATAGAGCAAGATGTGTCTGACTTAATTTTTACTTTGCTTGGGCAATCAGTTCATTCTGTAATAGAACGAGCAGTGACTGAAGACGATATTGCAGAAATGAGATTGTTTTACAAAGGACCAGAAACTAATGATTGGACAATGAGTGGTCAATTTGATTATCTTACAGGCAAAGGTGAGCTTATTGATTTCAAAGTTACATCAGCTTGGACTGCATTAGATGCTTTGCAAAATGGTAAAACAGAATGGGAACAGCAACTAAACATTTTAGATTTTTTATGCTATCATAACCCGAAGTTATTGCAAAACAAAAAAAACAAACTTATAGAAGTGCAATCATTGTCTATTATGGCTATACTAAGAGATTGGTCTAAGCTACGAGTTATGCAGTCAGATAACTACCCTAGACAACAGGTTGTAATGATACCTATAAGAAGGTGGACACATGAAGAACAAGCATTATTTATTAAAGAAAGAATCAAAATACATCAAGAAACTGCAAAAGCTGAAGAGTATCCTCTTTGCACACCACAAGAAAGATGGCGCAAAGAAGATTCATTTGCAATAATGAAAACTAATCGTAAGTCTGCACTGCGTGTATTACCTACGAGAGAACAAGCTAATCAATATCTAAAAGATAAAGGTTTGCAAGATAGTAAAGAAATCACTATAATACATAGAAAAGGAGAGGATGTACGATGTCAAAACTATTGTCCTGTTAATCAGTTCTGTAGTTATTACATGGATACTAAGACAGCATTTTAAAGAAGATTGGTCGGTAGTGCCACTCTCGTTTGCTTTCTTCGTTGCCAATCTTATATTATATTGTAACATGAAAGATGAAAAAATAACAAGACCTTTTGTAGCAACCAAAGACAGAATGGTGCGTAAACTTTTGCAGCGAATGTCAGAAAGGTCAGATGAAGGACTTATAAAATATAAAGTAGATATGGACCATGCTAAAAAACCATTTAACGAATGGGTTGATGACGTACAAGAAGAGTTATGGGATGCAATCGTTTACTTAGAAAAAGTAAGAACAGTTCTAAAGAAAGCAAAGATTATATAAAAGCATATAATCCAAAATATAAAATTAAAAATTATGTGCAAGAAGCACCAGTTGGTTCTGTTGTAGAGATAGATGGATACGAATACTATTATTGTCCAACTTGCAAAGGACCATTAAAAGTTATCTTGCATAACAACCAAGAATATGTTTATTGCACTAACAAATGTTTCGAAAATGATTACGACAAGCCTGTTGATTAATGTGGATAACTTATGTTATTATTAAAGTGTGTATAAAAGAATACTAGTCATTAGTGACTTACATATTCCGTATCACCACAAAGATGCTTTTGCATTTCTTAAAGAAATCAAAAAACAATTTAAGCCAGATTTTATTGTTAACATTGGCGACCTACTAGACTTTCATGCTATGTCTATGCACGACCATGACCCTGACTTGCCTAGTCCTGGTGATGAACTTACTAAAGCAAAAGAATATGTGCATGAATTAGAAAGCATTTTTCCAGAAGTAATAGAAGTAGAATCTAATCATAGTTCTATGGTATATCGTAGAGCATTAAAGTCTGGCATGAGCCGTATGTTCCTTAGAACTTATGGTGAGTTTCTAGGTACAAAGAAATGGACATGGCAAGATGATTTGACTATTACTTTACCTAACAAACAAAGATGTTTTTTTACACATGGCAGGGCAGCAGATGTCTTAAAGGTATCACAAACTATGGGAATGAGTGCAGTACAAGGACACTACCACACCAAGTTCTTAATATCATGGTGGGCAAACCCTGACAATTTATTCTGGGGTATGAATGTAGGATGTCTTATAAATCAAAAAAGCCTAGCATTTGCCTATGCTAAAAATTTTAAAACTAGATTCATACTAGGCTGTGGTATGATTATAGATGGAATACCTAAACTGTTTCCTATGGTTCTTGATAATGAAGGAAACTGGATAGGCAAGTTAGTTTAAATCCAATATAGTAAATAAGAGTAAGCTCCAAAAATTGCAACTACATATAGTTTTTGGATAACAGAAAAACCTTTCCATGCTGCTTTCACAGATTTCCAGAAATGTTTTTTAAGTGCATCTCCAATAACTTCAGCTGCATCTTCAGAAAATTCTTTTAACTCTTCTTTAATCTTCTCTTTATCTAAAGCCATGATACCTCCTTAATTTTTTAATGGGTTTTGTATTGTAATTTTAAATTCATTAAGGCTAGATTCTAATACTGCTACTCTTTTTTCTAGTACAGAAATTTCTTTCTGCATACTCTTAACAGTTTTAGTATTAGTAGATTGTTCTAGTTCGTCAAGTCTATTATTAAATACACCCCAGGCATAGAATCCTCCACCTATAGTAGTCACGATACCTACAAGGGCTATGTATTTTTTAAGTGTTTCCATTATATCCATTAGTAACCTCTTAGCTGTCTTAATTCTCTTTCAGCCATTTGTCTTTTTATTGTAGCATCTCTAAGTTTTTCCTGATACTTTCTTACAGGGTCATTCATAGATATAGCTACAAATTTTGTATTATCATTATAAATCTTTTTACTGTACTCATCAAGTGTTCGTAAATCCTCGTAAGTATTACCTTCATATATCTTTCTATTGTCTGTGTAGCTTTTATTGTAGCTAGATAAATCAACTTGTTGTGCCTCTATGAGTTGCGCACCCATAATATTTGTAGCTGCAAGTTGTTTATCAATGCCTTTTATTTTAACTGCTACCTGTGTCTGCACATCTTGGACATCTACTGCCACTTGCTCGTTACTAGATGGTTTACTCTCAAGTTGCTGTCCATCTGTCGCCACAAAGGTTTTTTCAGTTTGTTTAGGTTCGTCTTCCATGACCTCCTCCATGGCGTCATCTTGTATTGCGACTGTGCTATCAATCTCTTTATCCTCTTGTTCCTTTGGCTCTTCAACAATTTCTGGCCCTCCAAATGCTTGTAAGATTTCTACTTCTTCAAACTCTTTGTCAAGTTCTTCCGTAGTTTCTTCTAATATAAACATTTCTGTATCCTCTTTCAAGAATATAAAATCATCTAATTTAAATTCTTCTACAACATAATCCATCTTGTATTCTTTCTCCAATGTATCTTCCCACTTTGTATCTAACTCTATAGGTTCTGGTTGTGTAAAGTTTTCATAATAGCTTACTGTAAGACTAGGATTTCTCAAGTCTGCACCATAATGTGCTGTACTGTTACTAGACTCGTTAAACTCAAACCTAGCTGTTATTTCGTAGTCTTGCTGACTGTTGCCATTAACAATAATAGTATCAGTATAGGTATCATAAGTACAACCATTAAAAGTAGTACAGCTTCCGTCAATCTGTCTTTGTTGTGTAATACTAACCCCATTGTCATCTATCAGTGTTTGTTTCATTATAACATTCTGTGTAATACTATTCCAAAACCAGATATCAGCTCCTAATGTAGAACTGAATCCACCATTGATTTCTTCTTTAGTTAGATAGTCATTAAGGTTTATAGATGATTCTACATACTCACCATCAACACCTGCGATAACTTGGTCGCCATGTCTATGGTCTACATTTGTTCCTGTCCAAGAACCATCTGTAAAGTTCGGACTTAGTAAGTTGTCTGTTGTCTGGTCGTATGCTTGAACTGCCCATGCTATTAAAAATAGTATTAAGGACAAGTATAAACATTTAATCATCATCTCCATACAAGTCGTATTGTGTATCTATAGGAACAAATTCTTTTTTGTTATCTATAGCTGCTCTCCTTTTTAATTTCTCTACATACTTATCATAATCTGGTCGTTCTATATCATACTTCTTCCATTGCATTTCTGCAGCCTCTCCTATCTGGCCTTCAAAAGGGCAAGGAGTTCCAGCGTGTTCCATGGCACTAAATACTCTATCGTCCTGACAAAGAATTGCGATTGATGCAACTCGCATATTAAAATCGTATAAGAGTTTTGATAGTTTCATCCTTTCACAATTCTCGTCAGTTACATATGTACCACCTGCAACTCCGAAGCCTGTCACTTGCACACTTCCTGACAGACCTACGATACAAAGGTCTTGCGAATAGCTACTCATACTAGGTGCTATTGCAGAGTTTACAGGTATTTTCTGAGTTTCTGTAGCATTGGTAGTCGTGTTAGTAGTTGTATTAGTTTGACCACCACTATATGAATTAGTAGTAGTGGAAGTATAACCACCAGAAATGGAAGTATTAGAACCACTTGTATTAGTTTGTGTAGAAGTGCTGTTATCATCTGCATAAGCTATCCACCCATACAACCACGCACTTAATCCTAATGTTAGTACAATTAATGCTAATGTTTTCATTTTTTGCCAAACATACCAGCTGCTGGTTTAAGTCCATATATAGCTCCAAAGATACCTATTAGTAACCATTGATACCATTGAGGTAATCCATTAAAGTATTGAAAGAACAAGTCTAGCTTTTCTTTCATCATATCGTCACCAAAAAATACTGCATATGCCAATACTAATATTGGTAATGATACAATAACAAGAACAAACTCATCCTTCCATCCGTTAGCATTGTCTGCTCTTACCTGTGCTTGATAGTCTATCTCCCCCTGAGCCATACGATACATATGGTTTCTTTCTGCCATAGCTTCGTACTTCTTAGTCTCCTGTCTTTGTTTAAAACAATCTACTGCTGTTGAAAATACTGCTCCTAATAATCCAAACATTATATACCTCTAACTAAAAGCTCCCTTATAACTATAATCATTTGTGTGCCTGCTACAACCGCAACAGTCCACAATATTTTTTTTATACTGTTAACATCATCTTCTATATGTCGTAGATGATTTTTTTCTATAGTTTCTATAGACTTGTGTATTAAACGAATGTCGCCTTTGATTCGTTCAATTTCTACAGTCAATTCATTATTGGACATCATATTTGGCATCACATTCCTCACAAATATCTTCACAATCACAATCAGGATATTCTACTTCTTCACCTTCTATGTCTTCTTCTGGCTCAGTTATACGTAATGCATCTTCTATTTCTAATAAACGAGTTTCTATGTCTTCTAATCTTTCTAATATATTATCAATAACACTCATTACTTAGCCTCCATTGTCTGTAACTGTATTACCATCAGCAATCCATTCTTGTACTGCTTGATAGTCTGAATTCAATGTGTCGAAAGGCACTGAAGATACTGTTCCATCAGCTTGTGTAACTTTGTAACAGTCTTGTTCACCCCAGACATATATAAATTCTACTGTGTTTATGGTTTCTTTTATCATGTTAATTCTGCCTCTGCTCTAAAGTAAAACGCATTTAACGTCGGATTGTTTGTTCCCATTCCACCACCAATAGTTTGTGTAACTTGTGTACTCCAACGTGTAATTGTATGTGCTGTGTTAGTAGGTGTTTGTTGCCCACCTGGTCCGTATCTAACAAAACCACCGAGGGATGTAATAGTAGGTGTAGTTCTCATTGGAAATGAGTATGTATATCCAGCTTCAGTTACTGTCGCACTTGTAGCCCATCCTGTTGCTCTTAAATCCATTATCTGACAATATCTTGCACATTTTATTTCTTGTTCAAAGTAAGATAAGAACTCATAATCAGATGCTACAGTTCCTAATTCTAATTGCACTCCTGTAATATACAATTCATTTGCTGCATTGTCTCCTAAATTGGTAAGACCTGGTGCAATATTTGCTGCTGTACGAGTTCCCCAAGATGTATTTAATGTTCCAGAGGTGTAAGAAGTTCCTGCTCCATACCAAAAATTTACAACTAAAGAAGTGTTGCCATCATTTGTAAATGCTCCTGATGTATCTCCAGCAAATGTTAATGTTTTCTTTTCCCATGTACTTGCACTATCTATTGTATAGGATTGTGAAATACTTCTTGTATTATCAGCATCTTCAAACTCTAAGATATATGTACCAGTTTTAGTTGATTTAACCCAAAATGATACTGTTACACTTTCAGCATTAGACGTGCCTTTTCTTAATGATTGAACATCATAGCCTTCTAGCATTTGTGTAAGTATAAAATAATCACCTGTTGCTGGACTAGCATCTGCAGTCGTGCAATCTAATTTTAGTGAATGAACAAATCCTTGCCCACTTGGAACATCAGTAGATTGTGAAAAAGACCATGTACCTAATCCACTTATAGTATTTCTCCATCTATCTACAGTATGATAGCCAGAACCAGTTATACCTGTGGCTGATGTTGCTCTTGCTGCTATTTCCATATTTCCATTTATCAAAAAATTTCTTCTACCAGGATTATCTAGTTTGTCATTTGTAATAGAATCTGCTGCTATTCTTGCTATTGGTAATGTGCCTGTTGTTAAATCGGAAGCACTTGTTGCAGTAGGTGCTACGGCTGCCCATGCACTACCACTATATACTTTCATTTGGTTTGATGAAGTATTAAAATATAATGCACCTGTAACCAGAGCATCACCATCATTGTCTAGTGTTGGGTCAGAACTCTTTGCTCCTAAATATCTATCATCAAAGTCATCATAACTTGCTGCTGCATTTGTTTCACTAGTTGCTGCATTAGTAGCAGAAGTAGCGGCGTTAGTAGCAGAAGTCGCTGCATTGGTTTCAGAAGTTCCAGCATTTGTAGCACTTGTAGCTGCCTCACTAGCTTTTGTTGTTGCAGTTGTAGCACTACCACTAGCACTAGTTGCACTAGAAGCTGCTGCTGTAGCAGAAGATGCAGCATTGGTTGCACTTGTTGCCGCATTGGTTTCTGATGTTCCAGCATTAGTTTCACTTGTAGCAGCATTAGTTGCTGATGTTGATGCCTCTGATGCTTTTGTTGTAGCTGTTGTTGCACTACTTGCAGCAGAGGTTGCACTTGATGCTGCTGCAGTTGCACTAGTAGAAGCATTACTTGCTTGTGTACTTGCTGTACTAGCTGATGTAGCTGCATTGGTTGCACTTGTAGCTGCTTCAGATGCTTTAGTTGTTGCTGTTGTAGCTGATGATGCTGCAGCTGTAGCAGAACTAGCTGCGTTTGTAGCACTTGTTGCTGCACTTACAGCATCTACTAACAATTCAAAATGGTCTGTATCTGTTAAAGAATCTCCTACAACTGCATCTGCTACACAAATATATACATTATTAAGTTGTCCTGCTGTTGTAGACTTTATTATATCTCTTTGCACATATGCTTCAGTAGTTACAGTAGCATCTGTACCTTTATATGTACCTAATTCTTGTGTAACTGATATCTCACCACTTGTATCAAAGGCAAGAATTTTACTTGCTCTATCACTAGCAGATGTGGTAAAGTCAGTAGAGGTCATAGTATTTGTTCTGGAAATTTTTATGCTTCTATCTATTTGTTCTTGTAGTTCTTGTGCTATTGATAAATTTTTGTCAAATGCACCTTCTACAGAATCTGCTGTAAATG